ACGGAGTTTGACCCCAGGCACCATACCCCCACCCCTCTAGGTAGACATAAGTGACATCTTGACCCCAAGGAGTCTCGCCCCATGGGCCACCACCCCAACCGGAGTAGGTCGCCACCTAGTCATTCCCTACGCTATACGAATGATTGCGCCAGTTGCCGTAGCTGCAGGAAACACGATCGTGAATGTGCCCGCAGTTGAGGTCTTAGCACCACCAAAGTTTAAAATCGCCACTGCGGGATTACCCGTAGCGGTGTCGTTATAAATCATGGCGCCAAAGGCAGTAATCGTAGCCGTCGTAAACGACAAATCAGCAAAGTCTGTCAAAGCCGTCGTACCAGACGATACCGGGGTAACCTTAGTCAGTGTACCGCCGCCAGCCGTGTAGGAGCCCGAAGCCGCTACTTCGTTAGTCGTAGTGTAGGCCGTGGTTGCAGCTGTAAACGAGGCGCTGTTGTTATAAAGTGCCAGTTTGAACGTCTGACCGGAGCCGGTTGAGAAGTTATGCACACCCTTAAGGATTTCAACCTTAAAGGAGGTGGGCATCACGGTTGTGGTAAAAGCCATTTAGACTCTCCTTAGTAAATTGGCGGCGTCTTGTTCCCCGCCCTGAACACAAATTTGGATGCAAGTAGCCCTTTCGGCCCGCTTGGCTTGTTTGAGATGTTCAAAAACTGCTTTCTGAACGCGCTCCCGGAAGAACTTAGCCTGTTCACGAATGGCCGGAGGAGCGTTATCGGCCACACTAATAATTTTATCTGCGCATAATTCAGCTAGATCTTCGCACGAAAGCCCGCCAAAGTCACTGGTTTTGACGATTGGATCGGCCATCTTTCCGGCGTGTAATTGAAACATATCAAGTCCTCAAAGCCTCTGGTGGCAACATTGGGTCATTAGACGGGAGAGAGTCTTTAACTTCTGAGTACTTTTTGGCCACAAAACGGCCATTCTCAAGCCCTACAACCAGTGGTTCAACCAGCCTGTGGTACCCGTAGAGCTTACTTTGGACGGGTTCATTGGTGTCCAAGAGTGAGGAGTCCTGTGCAATCCCTATCTTTATGCCTCGAGTAATCGCTACAGACAGCAAAAACTCGCAGTTTGCCCTTCCCGCCTCGGCAAAATGGACATATCCCTTGTACGAGAAGTCGATGCCATACAGATGGATTTCACCTACTTTTGCTGCAATCGCAAAACCGATGGCATACGCTACCGTGTTGTTAAAGTACCCTGTTTGGCAGGCATTCATGACCTCTTCTAGGGGGAAATCCACTAGTCCTGGGCATCTTTGGTCGAGTTCACAGGTGTAGATAGGACCTTTATGCTCCTTGAGCACCTTGGCCATAATCCCAGTCTGGGTGCCAGAATCGTCGCTATCCAGGAAACGGCTGGCCGGATCCATCATAAACACGCGGTCATGGAAAATCACTCCAGCCATGGAGTTAATTGCCCAAACCTCATCAAACTCTATCGAATGGGTTTTAGCCAGGATAAACTGGCCGTGGCTTTTTCCCATTGCCACTATGGCAATACGTTTTCCTTCTAGGTTTGGAACACTCGTCATGGACCCGGACTTTCTGATTTGACAGGAATACGGATCATACCGTCTCTGTACTCGTCGCGTCGGCGACGTCCCTGCTGCTCGATTCCAAGTCCTTGTATTGCTTCTTTGTAGGAGTTGTTGAAGAAAGAAATCATGTTTTCCGGACCCTTGGTGTAGCTGTAGGCCTGCACTAAGCAGCCATAGAGCAATGCCTCAGGGGCGTTGATACTCACCCAGGTTGTTGTATTCGTGGGAGACAGCTGTGCTGGCTTGTAGATGTAGCCTAATTCCACGGCGTAGCCTGACGCTGGGGTTGGTGCCACATAAAACGTGTTTTGGTCCCAGACAGAGTAGTACTTTGGAATACCCGTAGTGGCGCCATTGGGCCAGTATTCCTTCATGAAAGAAGTATCCCTAAAGTCCAGGAAAATCTGGTCATTTCCAGAAGTAATCATCATGTACCGATGGGTCAGGATGTCCGATGGCGCAGTCAAGAACTTATTACTGGCGGTCAGATTCCCAGTAACTTCTAATTTGAACACGTCAAGGTCGATGTCGCGAAGAATGCGATTTTCCGTCATCAGAATAAACGTGTTAATAACCGCATTGGTGAAGACGTTTGCGTCCACCTCTGTGTAGTTACGGATGTTTGTTACTAATTCGTCGTAGGTCATGATATCGTCACCGTAACTATTCCGATTTGTCCAACCCCATAAACGCTTGTTTGGCCCGGATAGGGCTGCATGTTATTGGTGTTGTTAGCACTTCCAATGCTCTGAAAATATGTGTAGCCTGGCTGACCAACATACACATCCACTGGTTCCACACGGTCAGGGCGGGGCTCCAACAGAGCAATAGCGTCTCCCCTATACTTAAGGGGCTCAAGTTGAGGCTCTTTTGGCTCGTAGTCGTCTGGGCAGACTTTAAATCCACGCCAGTTTTTACGTAATACGTTATAGGGATAACGTTGCCCGCAGTAGTCGCATAATCCGAAGGAGAATTTGCCGCTTGCATAGGCCACATTACACCCCTAGATCTGGAATAAACGACACGCTGGCCGTATCTCTGTCCTCCAGCGCTGCTCGTGTAAAGTCCTCTTCATAAATCTGTTTCAATGCTGCAGTACGATCTGGAGCAAACTTTAAAGACAGCATGAACGCCAGGCCAGAGGCTAAACAAGGCAAGAACCGGAAGTTTACGTCGCCAGTATTTGTATATACACCTGCGTCTTGGATTCGACGAATACGGTAGTACACAAACGAGTACGCCGAATTAGGCCTTGGGTACAGAAATACCTTAAACACGTTTGCTCTTTGCACGTAGTACTGTGCAGGGCGAGCACCTGTCTGTTTATCAGGAAGATTCAAATACTCTTCCCGGCTGATTCGGTCGATCGAAATATCAACCGACGGGCTTTGCGTATTGTCTCGGATAACCGCAGACAATACGTTGACAGTGTCTGCGGCCAGCGTAATTTCTGCTGTGCCTGTCAAAGGGAAAACGGCTTCCTCAATTGTCCAAAGATTTAGGCCTCTATTTGCCCAATCCAAAAACAAAAGATTAAGCGAGCGACGACCCGTTGTGAGCTGATAACCAGTGGTCATCCGCATGCCACAACGCTCAAAAGCCTCCTCGATCAGGTCATCGATCTGGAGGTCAAATGTGGTCGTTCCCGACGTTGCCATTAGCTACAAGCACTCCCGCCCATTTTGTAGCCCTTCATCATACCGCCGCCCATCATTTTCTTAGGCTTTTTGCCCATGGCCATCATTTTATGAGGCTTAACGACACCGCCGTCTTTCATCATAACAGGCCCAGTTTTTTTGCTGGTCTCAGAAATCATACGATTCTTAGGACCGCTCTCAACTGCACCGCCACCACGAGTAGCACAACCCATTCCACGTCCAGCCATGATTATTTCCCCTTCTTCATTGCGCGGCCTTTTACGTCCGCAGTTTTACGTTTAACAGCCCGACCCATTTTATCCATGGCCGAGTCTTTCATCATGGTGCCATCAGGCATCTTATGCATGCCTGCTGCACCGCCTTTTTTCATCTTACCAACACCATCGGCAGCAAATGCTGGAACCTTTTTGCCACCTTTCATCACCATTTTTAACTTAGCCATTACTTCTTTCCCTTCTTTGCCGTTTTGGCAGACTGTATAAAAGCCTTAGCTGTAGGGGCACCTTTGGTACCGGGCTTGCGCATCTTTTCACCCGATCCGGCGGCTATGCGCTTTTTCTTTGCATTGATATTGGCATAAAGGCCAGGTTTAGCGGCCATGATTACTTACCCCTTTTGCATAAGCGCATCAATTTTTGCTTCAAGCTTGTTAAAACGCTGGTCAATGTGCTCAACAAACTTGTCCATTTCTGCTTGAGTGACGTTATCACGGGCCACCTCTTCTCTGGTTTTGTTAATCAAAATGCTAAGGCGCTGTAATTCAGATATTTTCTCATGACCTATGTAGGCCAAAACACCTATCAGAGCCGTTAGCAACGTATTCCAAAGCATCATTTCCATTAGCATTTCCACCGTTTCCTAGCCTGCCGAATGCGGCTGTTAGGATCTTTTGCTGCCTCTGGAAACTTTTTCATCTGCCCCAAAGAGCGTGCGCAATACGACTTACGCCGTGTTGCGCGCTTACCTGTAGGATTATCTTCGGTAACTGCGGTCTGTAACTTGCTGCCAGGGTTGGCCTTGCGATAAGCCGCAACGCCTTTTTTGGTCATGCCTGCCCCAGCCTTTGTCGGGCGAAAGTTTCCCGACTTGACTGAAGTCTTGATGCCCATACCCTTGGAGGCCATTAGACTGCTGCCCCGCCGTAAAAGAATAACGTGATGCTAAGTACGTTTGCGTCGGCAAAATCAATAAAAACACCCTCATCAAACAAAACTCCCATATCTGGGAAAATAATGTCGTAGGCGCCTGCGGCACCTGGTGTTTTAATGTCTACAAGCGTTGTTCCAGCGCTTGTCGTTCCATTTTTTAACTGAAAAGACGATGCAGTACCGGCGCAAGTGTAGTAAATAGCAGCTACACGAGTTCGGCCAGAGATTGCGTCATCGTCTGCGGTCTTTGTGACCGCACTTAGATTACTGTAGCTCATTTGTGTTCTCCGTGTCCGGTGCGTCTAACCTATTAATTAACATCTTGTAGGCTGTGATTGTGGCCTGAACTTGAATCAAAAAGGTTTGAGCCTTATGTGCTTCTTGTTCCAGGTCACTAATCTCAACTTCCAAGAATTCCTTGGTTATTTGCATCAGGGCGTGAAGGTAGCGTATGCGGGAACGTAGTACGGTGTTCCAGCAACCATAACCTTAAGCACCTTGGACGGGGAAGCAGCCACAGCACTTGCTGAAGGAGCAACCGTAGCAGCTGGGCCAGTTTCAATGTTCATCAAGTTCTGAACTTCACCGGTCTGCGACCCGCTGTCAGAAACACGGATAAACGAAGAAGTAGAACCTAGCGTGACGTTAACACCATAGTCGGTATCCAACTGAAGGACAGCCAATGTGCCACCAGGAGTCGTTGCAGAGCCCCCAAGCGTTGCACGCAGTGCGTTTGCAGCGCCAGAGATCGTGCCGGTCGTGTTAATCGAAGTAGAAATGTGTGCACCGTTGATCGTGCCAGCAGCAGCTGCGCCAGCGCCTGTTACAACGGAGAAAGCACGCAGCGTCTCACCTGAGCCAGTCGAGGTGAAAGCCAAACGGTTGTAAGAAAGACGGGTATCGCCAGTCGTGGCAGAAGTCGTGCCGTAGAAACTGGAAATGTTGCCTGAAGTAGTTACGGAAATAGGATCAGTAGAAGTGCCGCCGATAAAGCCGTTGTTGGACGCTACTGGTCCCGAGAAAGTGGTCTGAGCCATTGAGTTTACCTCTCATGCGAGTTAGGTGCGGCTGTCTGCATGACGTCTAGCCGGGACTAGTCAGACGCACCGGGGACCCCGGAATAGTATCTTTTTACTCTTAAATACTGCCTATGTCAAGCAAAAACCCCGGTCTTTTGGACCGGGGTTTCTTTACTGCTTTTGGCTTATCAGGGAGTACCTGGTGAACCAAAGAGACCACGTGGATCCGAGAATCCAAAGCTGTAACGCTCACGGGCCTTGTAACGGACGTTGCCGGTGTCGAAGTCGCCTTCAAAACCAGTCTTCATCGAAACACGCTCAAACATCTTCATTCCGTTAGGAGCGTCGGTCTTGATGAAGAACGCATCCGGATCGGTCAGATAATGGTTAACCGTGTAACCCTGGGGAACCATGCCCATGTTGTTGATGGCATTGATGTCGTTGTCTGCAGTACCAACACGCAGAGTGGACTTCAGGATGCGATCAGCCGTAAACATGAGTTCCTTGGGGATGATCAACTTCAGGCCTTGAACAGCGATCTTCAGGCCGCGCTCGTCTGTGAACGCAGCGATGTCGATCAATGCCTGCTCAAGAGACGTCTCCGACAGGTCGGCCGGGGTGGAGAGCTCATTGCGGAGATCCGGTCCGGACAAAGTCGGGTGGTCAGTTGCGCAGAGGGGCTTGCCGTCACCGCCTGTGGAGGTGGTGAAAGCGCCGTTCAGAACGGAAGCGGCCTTGATCTGCTTGGTTTGAGCCATGGAACGAGCCAGGGCACGGGTATAACGAGCAGCAAGACGATCGTACAGGTTGTCTTCCACTGCCTCTTCGGTCAGGGAGAAAGCCAGTGCGATGGTCTCGTGTGTATACCGAGCCGTGTAGACTTCCTGCGCGGTGTCGTACTGCACGCCAGCGCCTTCAGCCTTCACAGGTGCCGAGTCAAAGCCAGATTCCATTACTTCCTCTTCAAACGCGCGGTCTGAAGATTCGACGCTGTAAACCTGAGCATGCTCATTCTCGTAGTTCTTGTATTCCAGACCAAACAAGGCGTTTAATCCGGGCTCGAGTTCTTTAACTAGTTGTGCACGTGTAATTGCCATGATTAAACTCCTGCAGTGCCCGTGCCACCCTTGTAGAGGTGGTTATTGGGGATAACGATCAGGTTAGCGTAGGCCGAAAGAACATCGTCCTCACCGGAAACGGTGGATACGCCAACAACTTTCCATGGATAGCTCGAGTTAGAAGCAGCTGGGACGCCAACTTGCTGACCAGATTGGCCAGTTGTAGCGCTACCAGCGGTGCTTGTTACCAAGTCAGCGTTGCGTCCCACACAGGTTACTGCTGCAATGCCGGAGCACTGAACCAGGAATTCTGCGTTAGGATCATCGTTAACCGAGGCAACAATACCATCCTGAGCAACCGAACCAGGGTAGTAGTTTTTCCAAGTGGGTTTGCCAGTCGTGGGATCCACGTAGAAGCAGCCCTGGAAAACACCAACAACGGGGTTACCAGCTGTAGCAATTGCTAAATATCCTCCAGACAGCGTTACAGCGTCGCCTTGATAGATGGCGGTTCCGTAAGCGTTGGAAATCTTGTACTGCGTTAGGCCTTCGTTGTCGTAGTTGCTGCCAACTTTACCGACGGGACGAAAACCAAAGGCTTTATTTGTGTTAGCCATTTCAGTTTTCCTTAAATTTATTCGTCAGACTTGGGTCCGCCGAATGTCGTTTTTGATCGTCGATCTGGGCTATTAATCCGCATCGTCCCGTGGGCGTTGCTTTTTAACAACTCATTATCGACAGCCTTTAATTGGTCCGTTGTTCTGTCCCGGTAATATGCACGTCGCTCTTCTGCCGTCTCTTCAGGAATTCTTGCAAGCAACAAGCTTCCCACACCGATTACTCCGGTGTGTCGGCCGTCATCTACCGAGGTAGAGTGGAACTCAGGGTACTCATCTGCGCGGACGAGTTCATAACCCTCACGAAGTTTTGCCGACACATTGCTGCGGTCGTCAAACCCGTTTGCTTCCTTTCTAATCCAACGGTGCCTGAAGCCTGGAGGCGCAGGAGGCGCATCCAACTTTGAAGGAGGAGCCCAAGGTTTACGGCGCGCAGTGTTAGCACGTGTTTCAGTCGTGCGTGAGCTGCGATTTAATTTAGGTACTTCAACTTGGTCAACCATGTCTTACTCCTTCACGTATTTGGCATATTCCTCTAGAGGAACACCCAGTTTTTTAGCGATCGCAACCTGGCTCGGTGTGAGCTTAATGGTGCGGCGTGCATTGTTTACCCCGGATGACCGGGATGCAGGCGCAACAGTTTGCACGGGTCTGTTGGCTCTGATAGTTTGTGTCGCAGGCTCTTTATTACCACTAATTCCGTTAGGAAACAAGTCTTTCATGCGACGATCCAGCTCTTCATAATACTCCTCCGAGCGCGGATTGAAGTTTTCTCTGGTCACAAGCTGCAAATGAATGCCTTTTACAGCGTTTGTCATGACCACGTCCTCGCCAAACCAAGGGTTCTCCTCGGCCCACTGCTCGGCCCGCTCGTCAACGACCGGCTGGGCTGGCTGTTGATATACGGGCTGCTGGTAGACAGGCTGTTGCACTGGTTTAGCTGGCTGGCGGCTTTCCTGGTCCTGACGAATCCGCTGCTGCTCAAACAAAATCTGCGTCAAACGCTCCTGTGCCTCGGTTTCGGTGTCAATGTCACCTTCTTCTCTGGCTTTTTTGATGATTTGCTTTAGGGCCAGAGCCTGAGTCTCAACACGAGTCTTTGCTTCGCCTAAGCGCTGGCTGTCCGTCTCTTGGAAACGGTGCTGCAGATGCTGGGCATGGGCCTGAACCTGCTTTGCATAGTCCAAGGCCGCCTGCTCACGGCGCTGAGCTTCACGAAGCTTCGCCGTCATCTTGTCGATGCGCTTTTTGACCTTGTCGCTGTAATCGGCAAGCTCTTCTTCAGGCTTGGCCTCTTGCTGCGGTGCAGCAGCCTCGGTTTCTACGGCAGGGGGTGGTGTTTCGTCGGCAATCTTAGCCTCCAGCCCGTTGTCGCCCTCGGTGAGCTCAACCGTTGCCGGTTCCTCATCCTCTCCAATCTTAAATTCCAACTGTTCCTGACTCATACCGCCTCCTTACATGTGAAGAATGTCTTCGGGTTTGTTGACCACGCCAATAATCTCGTCGTCGTTCAGAATGCGGATCTCTCCGCCGTCGATCTGAATCCTGGAACCCGCATAACGTCCGAAGATGATCCAATCACCTTCCTGGCACCACGGGCCGGTGGGAAACTTTTCCTGATCTGCATAGGCAAGGTCACCCATACGCAGTACATAGCCACAGGTCGTAGCCAACTGCGTCTTTTTCTGGGTTTCCTCGGCCAGGACGATTCCGCCCTTTGTCTTTTCCGCACCACGGTAAGGTAGGATTGCAATACGCCAGCCTGTTGGCTTGGGTATGCGGTCGATGACTGTCTCCGCGACTTTGTCCGGATCAAAATTACCCTCGGCGTCATAGGCGTCGTCAAGGGTTGCCCCTTTTTCTTCCGCCTCTTTCTGCCATTTTTCTTCAAGCGCTGTTAATGCCATGTGGCCTCCTGGTGGTTAAAAATTGTCTTTTTGGGCGCGGTCCAGGATTCCCCTGACAACGTCCTCACAAAGTCTTATGCCTTCCAGGCGGCCCATCATGAACCGGTAACGCTCCATGTCGGAGATCGTCCCGGCCAACACTATGGCCTCAGAGTCATGCTGCAGTTTTCTAATTTCTTTTAATACGGCTTCTGCAAATTCAAGCATGGTTTAATATTCCATGGAGTAGCAGACGGTTTTGGCCACCGTCTGAAAGGCACTAAATTCTTAACAAATTCTGGTTTTCTTGGAACGGATTACTTTGCCCTGCCCTTTAGAAGTCACTAGACCGCCCTTGGCGTACGTTCCAACGCCGGGGTTACCCTCTTCAGCCTCGTAAGCACGAGCCTCTGCAGGGACCGATTCCATCATCTTACGGCCCTCTTTGGTAGTGTCACGAGCGGCCTTGGCAGAGGTTGTCGAAAGCTTTGACAAGAAGTCCTTCTCACCTTCCATGCCTTGGACGGTCTTCTCGCGCGCCTTTTGAATGGTTGCACGCTCTTTTGCTGTTGGCTTACGGTACATGGGCATGTCTAACTCCTAGTAAATTTTAGTTTTCTTCTTGGCGTCCTTACGCAGGACCTCCATGAACGGACCTTGAACACTGCCCCCTGACTTCATCTTGCGACTTTTACCGGCCGTTGAGTAGGCAATCGCTGCCGCTTGCTTTACAGCGGCTTCCTTGCTCTTTGGCTTGCTGGTGCCGATCTTACCGGATTTTTTGAAAGTGCGTACTAGCTCTCCGATGTTACCGGAGATTGTTTTTTGGCTGGAACCTTTCTTAAGCGGCATTTGGTTTCCTTTCGTTGGTCCGGCGAGCAGCCTGCTGGCTCATCTGTGCAACCCGCTCACGCGCGATGTTGGCGCGAAGCTGGGCAATGTTTTCCTGCGAGTTTACCCTAGCCTGGTTGGCTTGTGCAGTCTGTGCGGCCTTCATCGAATCAAGCCGCAGACGCTCCTGGGCAATCATGTTGTCGCGCTTATTGTCCTCGTCGCGGATCTTTAGTTCCTCCGCCTTGAGCGCTACCACCGGATCAGGGCCCTCGCCACCGCCTAATTGGGTCTGAAGCGCGCGAACCTCTTGCATGTACTGCGCTACCTTGATTGCAACCATGCCTTCCTTCTGAATGGCCGAGACCATGCGGTCAGGATCCTTGCCGTACTGCATAAAGAGCTCCGCCTCGACGTCCTCTTCGGCCTTGATCCGTACGTGCTGCAAGACGTGCTTCTGTAGCTCCATCGCGGCCATTGGCTGGGCCTGCACCATTGGGGATAACCCCATCATCAGGTGGCTTGCAATGTGCGCGTCGTGCTGCTGGCCAGCAAACGCCTTCAAAGTCATCCCGTCCAGGATGTCGGCGTTCTCCGTTGCCGGGTCCTTAGGCATCTGTGTGTTCTGCGGACGCAGGATCCCGTCAATGTCACGCACGTTCAAGGCGGCATACACGCGGTAGTACGCCTCGTACATGTTGTGCATCTGCGGAGCAGTCTGGGCTAGCTGGAGTTGCGTCTGAGCCAACGTAATACGCTGCGCAGTCGAGAAAATATTGGGGTCGGCGACCGGTAGTACCGCAACCAGCTCATTGAAATCCTTTTTCTTGATCGTACGCTTGGCCCCTGGCACGTCGTACGGGTACTCGTCCGGCAAGTAGTCCGCAAAGCCCTTGGCTAGTAACTCAAACTCCATCTTCTGCGCATAGTGCATGCGCTTGTGGATGGCCGACATGACATTGGAGCCCTTTTCCAAGAGCGCAATGGTCGTTCCGACGGCTGCCTGCTGGTTACCATCACCAACCTGCATGTCTGCGATGCTTGCCAGGCGTTTTCCTGCCTCGACAGTGAACCCTAAGAGCTGAAACAGCGTCTGCGAGGGCTCTTTGTACGGCAGCGGCATGAGAGACGACTGAAGTTCCGCGCCTCCCGCGTCAATATCGCGCCATTCGCCAGGCTGGATCGGATTATCGTCGTCCGAGATCCGTGCGCCTTTGGCCTTGAAGCCTGCTGGCAGGTTAGCGAGCGTTCCTGCGTCCAAAAGCTGACGCAATGCAGACGTCGCGGTCTTCGACAGGCCACCAATCAGGTGTACAAAGCCCAAACCGTAGGCGCCTAAGCCCTCTACAAGCACATAGTGCACAAAATAATTACGCCGGCAGCACTTTTCGTCGCCCTCGACCCAGTTTCTGCGGATTGCCAGCACCTTGCCGCTGGCCTCGTCCACCGTTACCACGTACGGAAGCTTGATTCCTGTGGGTTCTCCGTCCTCGCCCATGTCCTCAAAGCCTGGAATATCCAAATTGACGTGATATTCAAGCAAAAAGATCTCAGACGGGGCCCCGGTCTCCACCACACCGGTCTGTTTGTCAATCGAATACGTGATTTGGCTTGCGTCGGCAGGCGTTTCCTGCGGATTTACGTCCAAATCCAAGTACTCTCCGGCTACCACACGCTTCCTAAAGTCGTTTTCGTCCATCGCAATACGGTGAGTAATGCGCGGACACTCGCTCATGACGCTTGAGCCGTAGTACGGGATGAATAAATCGTCAGGCAAGACCAGCTTTGACACCATCCGGCCAATCTGATCGTCAAAATAAACCTTCTTAAACGTCGAGCCACCGTACCCGGTGTAGAAAAGCAACTGGTCAAACTCCGGTGTGTACTCTTTCATCACCGTAGTTATCTGGTAATTCATGAAATCTTGTACGCGGGAAGCTTGTTGGGCCTTGTCCAACGTCTCTTTGCCCAGGATCTGCGTACGTACAGGACCACCTGGTGGCATTAGTTCCTTAAATGCCTGGGCCTGGAACTGCACAATGGCCTCGGTCAGCATTGGATGCACCGCACCAGCGGCGCCACGGAAGGGCTTGGTGCGCTCCTCGATCCGTAGACCAAGCAACTCTAAGCCCTTGGAGTACATCATCTCCCAGTCAGAACGGCTGGACTTGTCCGCCTCAAACAAGGCGGCTAAATCTAAAGCAATCCTTTGCCGGTCGTCCTGGTCCACGACCTCGGCCATGTTGGCATAGAAGTCTACGTCCTCGACTTCATCTTCACCGATCTCGACCACGGCGCTGCCGTCTTCTTCCAAGACGACTTCGATGTCCGGCATGTCCTCTTGCTCAATCTCAATCTTGAGCTCGGACTCCGACGGGGCTTCGTTAATTATTTTGTCAATGGGCATAATCTTTGCCTTTATACACTAAAAAATGCTTCTTGCGCCAAAACCGGCTTTATCTGACCAATCTATCCGAACCCGTTCTGCGAGCTCCTCACCCGTAGTAGACTTTGCGTAGGATTCTGGTTGAATCTTATCTATGGGCAAGCCCTTTAAGAATTCAACTACTATTTCCTGATCCTGTGGCTCAGGCACTCCATTAAAGTTTCCCTTGATCTGCCGTATTAACAACGTTCCATCTTCGTTTTTCTGCGCCTCGATTGTAATGCGAGGACGGCCGTCCTTGCCTCGAAGGGAGAACAACTGCGCCTTTCCAGAAAGCAGTGCGTCAAGTCCCCCCACGCCATAGCCTCCTTTTTTAGCATACCCACCAATAGAGTGATGCATTGAGGCGCCTTCTAGCTGAACCGCCTGGGCTGTAGTCAACCGCACCCACCTGTCTTCTCCCATTGGCTTAACCCTTTCTGTGCCAATGTCGTACAACTCTTTTGGAATACTTTTGTTGCCTTCGACTTTTTTAATTACCTCATCCCAATCGCGCTGAAGCTTCGTGTTTTTTGTTCCTTGGACCACGGCCTCTGCAAAACTCATGTTGTTTAGCTTATCTGGGTTTAACGTGGCAAGGCTCTTGGCCAGGTTCCTTGGGTCGAGAAAGTCTAAAGAAGGAGTAGCGGGTATGTCGTAGAAAACTTCTCCCTGCTGTGCGGCACGTATTAAGGTCTCGTCCGTCACGTCCACAGGACGGTTCATCCCTAGCTCACGGTTCATGAGATTTCTTGCAAGATTCTTTTGATACTCTGGAGAGAATTCTCTTAGCATATCCTCGATTTCTGTCCGGCGTAGGTAAGGATCCGTGATTAATTCCTCCTGCACACCTTCATTCTTTATCTTTTCAAGCATCTTACTTGCTGCCGTGTCTCGAATCTTATACGCAGCATCAAGTTCAGAAGGGGTTACTACAAACTGTCCTATGCCAGATCTCGCATCGTATAAACGTTCAAAGTCTTGCAACGCTTCAGGGTTCCCACTTCGCGCTTCACGTAACAGGTACTCACGGAAAGTTTTTTTGTCCGTTCCAAACGCAGGCAGTCTTCCCTCCAAAAGAGCTTCTTTTAATACGTCGTCACCAGTGCCATACGTGGTTGTTAAATACTTGCGTCCTTTATCTTCTATAAACTTATTTATAGATTTGATTTGACCTATTGTCAGGTCTCCCTCCGCATTACGCGCAAGACTTTCTTGCACGTTCTCTAGGTAGTTATCTATCCCAGATCCTGTTCCAGCTTTTGGAAAAACACCACCTTTGGGTTTTATAACACCACCAAGCCCACCCCCGGTCCAGTTCATGATGAACTCCTGCGGGTCACTTTGAAGTTGCTGCGCTACATTGCCAAGCGCACGTTTGTTGAATGCAACAGGGTCGGTGACCGCCTCACGCAAGTTACCGTACACAGTCTGGCCCGCCTGCTTTAACAGATTTAATCCCTGGCTCGCGAGACTTGGCCCTTGGTCCGTGGGCAGTGGTGTGCCAACAGTCATCTGCTCTGCAATCTCACCATACTCAGGACTACCCTCAGCACGTTTGATAGGACCAGCCTGGCCAAGCTTGCCCGTCATATCCAAGGGATACGGTGGCAAAGCGTAGAGCTGTTGCC